CAGCATCTTCATTGGCTCGCCCTTATCATGCACCTCCCCTGAATCGGCACGCGCCCCCCATTCAAATCCATCCGAGGCAGTCAACTCCGTATACCCAACACCAAATGTGTCTGGCTCCACCATAGCCATCATACCATCTACCGGTGATTTCAACATTTCTATGTCTGAGTCAAATATTAGCGCGTAAGGAGTCCTCGCCTTATCAATCCCCATACACATACCCTTGCCATGCCCAATATTACACCCAAGCGAACACACTGTGGTTAGCGGGGACGCCAAGCTCTTCACATAGGCAGCGCACGGGTCTTTCTTGTCCGACCCGTCTATAATGATAATAGGCATGTTCGGATGAAACTTACGTACAGACGTATACGCCCTCTCCATGAAGTCCTTTGTATTCTGACACACCGTAATCCCCGTTATCTGGGGGAAATACGCCGCAATATTATCCTTCGTCAATACCCCATTCACAATATCTACATATACCTGCCAATCCAGTGGCACCCATCTCTTCAATGTTGCCCACGCGGCATCACCACCACCCTTATACATAGCCTCATCATGCCCTATGCCAATGCCAGCGCGCCCAGGCAATCCTTTAATACCAGCATACAATGACACCGGCTCATCAACGAATAAATATCCTCTCTGCTCGGCCAGGGCTTTTTGCCATATGCATATATCTATATAGTTTTTTATTTTGTGGCTGGTTAAGTGCGCAAGCACAGGCAGGAAGGAACGTCTGAAACTTGTTTGGGCAAGGGAGGCATGCATTGTATTCCCGTGCCTGGCATGTCCTCCTGTCGGCAAGTGGTAGTATTTACTCCGGCTAATCCCCACCACCTCATAGCTATCTAACTTCTTTGCTATCGTTTCTACATATGTAGGCGCGTAATACTCGTCATCCTCGATAATAAGTATCTTCTCCCCTTTGATGTAGGGGAGCGCTGTCTTCAGATTGAGATTGAGTGTGTGAGGCGGATCATCGGGCTTCGGCTCTCTCCTTATATACTCCATCATGGGAGAGGGCCCCATAGGTACTTTCCCATCATCGACAACAATCCACTGATCCGGGCGTACTGTTTGTGTCTCCATCCACCGCTTACAAAGGGCAAACGCAAGCGGCCTATCCCCGGTAGGTGTTATCGCTGTTATCATTCCAGGCTTCCCCATAGACTGCATCGCACCCTTAGGTATGGTGGGCTTATTCGTGGTCACTTTCCGGTAGTTCCCGAAGCTAAAACACTTCAACGCAGATTTGGGATTGAGATTGATTACTTCAAAACCGGCGTCTTTCAACACAGGCGCAAAGTTAGTAATCTCTCTAATATACCCGTCATAGACATCCTCATTATACGTCACAGGATACCCGTCATGCCAATTCTTCTGCTTACCCTGTCCATCTCCCGTCATATCGAACCCGATGAGGTATATGGGGTTTGCTCCTAATGCGGCGGCTAAATTAATAGCCCCATACCCGGAGTTATTCTTGAAGGCCATCCGCTTGGTCGTCCCTATCTTATACCCCTCGTCCTTATCTGGTGTAATTAAATAATCGGTGTTAGAAAATATCTCATGCAAAGCCATCCATACCTTAAACCCGGCGTATGCATTAAACTTTTGTTTAGACTCCTCCCCCAACTCACCTAACTCAGCCCATCCAGATAACTGACTATCAACCCCAAACAGTATACTCGGAGTCAGCAACTCATAAGCACGATTAATACCTATAGTCATCTCACCCTGTAATGCGCCAAGATCCAATCTCTTTACGCTATCACCACCGCCAATTATAAAACACCGCCTACCTTTCCAAGCGCCATTATGTACATAATCAGCAAATACTTTTGGCCTAAGCATGTTAGCCACGCGGGTATCATCGACAATAGCTGCCGGAGCGCGGGCACGGTTACGTTTGGGTAAGTCACTAATAGTGAGTATTTTTTTAGGTGGTAGTGGAGGTGCTTTATCTGCAGCTACCGCGGGAGTTCGTCCCCTAAGCATAGTAGTTGAGAGGGAAACTGATTCGGAGATACTAACATCGCCCTTATCAGTAGTGGGTGTGGTACCGGTTTTCTTGTTTTTGTGTAGGTTACTAAGCGTGAGCATAACTTCTCCATTTTAATAAAGGGGGCTGGTGGCATCAACCCCCTTCATCCGGCGGCGCGTTGTGGATTAGTTATTAGGCTGTTTCACAGCGTACGATCTGTTTGGTTTCGCCAATTGCGGCACCATACCACTGCCATCCAACGGCGATATCCGTGAATGCTTCAATATCGAAATCGCTAAAGACGGTTAGATCCATACGAGTCGCGGTTTGGATTTTGTTCCCGGGGAGAATGACATAATACTTGTCGGTTTCCGTCAACATCAGGGTGTAGATCACTCGTACATTGTATGTAGCGAGATTAGTACTACCCCCAAACGGCTGCTGTACAAGACCCAATGCTCTTGGTATCCTACCCTTTAACTGGATAGGCGCCAAGATAACAAACTCGCTATTGGGGGTCACACTCATGCCGAGATCCTGAAGCCGTGTAAGTATGTTCTCGCATGCTTGGTTGATGGTGTTGATGTCCCGGATAGGAATATAATCCTTGTCAGCGTCAGAAACTGCACCATTTACTAACTGCCATGGAAGATCATAGGTTGGGGCTGTCGCTTCAATAAGGTCGTAATGATCCTGAGCTTTCGACTCGCCCGCTTTATTTCTGAACTCAAAAGCGTTATCCTCGATAGTCCAGTATTCCTTATTCATAAAGAGCTGTCGTGCCCATCCAAGACCAGCACCATACATATCAAGAGTCACAGTGGCTTTTGCACCTGAGAACTTATATATATGGGCTTTCTCGCCCTGAGGCACACGGTCAAACGTCAATCCAGAAATAACATCAAGAATCTGAAAAGAATCTCGGTTAGAATTTCTCATGTCAATAGACTTAAATATCTGTTCGTACCCGGTGTCAAAATAAAGGGATCGATGGTATTTATCAAGCACCTGCAGCACACTGTCCGGGAAATCATCAGAGGTAGCAAAGGCTTGCATGAACGTGCTTTTCGCCTTCGACATATCCCCTGTATCGGCAAACGCCTGTGCAGCTAACTTGAATGGAGCCGACTGCGGTTCCAGTAAAAACGTGTTAAGAGCACCGCGTAAAAACCGCTGCGCCGTGGGATTTTCAAGTCCACCCATCTCATCGAACTTATCCCAATTAGAGACAATCATTCCTTTATGCATTTTGTTCTCCTTTTAGGCTACGATGCCAAGCCGGCCATCGAGATCAATAAGAACTGTCTCGTCACCAACTGACGGAGTTACGTGGACGGTTCCACAAAGGGTATTTCCCGCCGCAACGGTAGTTACCTCTTCATTTGTGGCATCAAAGTACACTTTACAGAAAATAGTAAAGTCACCGAGGTTGCCGGATGTAACGGCTACACACGGTACGAGGATACGGGTAGCGCGGTACACAAGCACCCCCTGATATCCGCTCGCTACTGTATTCACAATCACCCCAACCGTGTCCTCCAGCTTCGTCATATCCCCGGCTGTATACGCTGCTGCCGTGGTAAACTTAGCTGATGCAAATGGATCAAGGCTGGTTGAACTGCGCATCTTAAAACTTGTTCCACCTAAAGCCATAATATTATCCTTGTTTTAGGTCTTCTGTGCTTCTTTGGCGGCAGGACCATTTGGTATCAACGGGTTAATGCTTGGGTCCATCTCTTCGGAAATTATAGCCTCACGCCCACCACTTACATCAGGTGTTTTTAGTGGGGGCTTCGTACTCGCGGGTGACCGAGTATCGGGGAAGACAAGGCTATTGGGTATTGTAAGCCCGGCTGCTGATTTCACACCCGGCGCCACAATATCTCCACCTGCTGCCCCTGTATCCTCCACTCCGAATACTGTTGACAATTCCCCGAACTCCTTAAACGAATCATCCACAAACTTACCCACATCAGCCGTCAATGTCGCCTCATCTGCGGCCTCCGAAGAGAAGTTTTTGGCGTTTCGCTTAATAAAGACCTTAGCCGTGTCACTGAGTTTACGGTCAGGGTTGGCTATAACTGCATCGAGTATGGTTCCGCTTTTGGACAACGTGGTCTGCTGCTGTAGTTTTTTAGTAGTTTCAGCATTCACATTCTCCAATTCAGCTACCTTTTCTCGTGCAGTATCGCGCTCCCCGGCCATTCGTGTCGCGGCTTCCTGTAGGTTTGTTCTCACCTTCGGGTCGGTTGCAACGGCGTCAACACTAAATAGATCCGACGGATTTAGTCCAAGCTCCTTTACTGCTGCCTGCACTTCAGACTTGTTCACTTTTTTTACTCCTTTATCTACTGCGAATGCCTGCACATAAGCCTGCACTGCACCCACAATGGTAGCGCCCGGAAAACCCGGGGTATCAGTGTCGGAACTGCTCAATGCAATCCCTGACACGTTCCTTATATTTGTCGGCCATGCCCTGTGCTCATCATGGTCGAACTCTATCTCGGCCTCAATACTCGCAATATCAAGCGGTCTGGACTTGTACTGCGGAAAAATATGGATTGCTGTGAGCGTATTGAGACGTTCGCCTATTTCCGTTACGACTTTACCAACTACCTGCCCTATCTTGGTACGCCCCTCATGGGAATTGGTATCTGAGGTATGGCGAGCAAATGCCGGAGTTCCAAGTTTTATTCTATCAGATAGCTTCCGTACTGCCGCCTGTATCCATGTGAATGGCGCCATACCGAACCCCGGAAGTTTGATGTCGGCTTTACCCTCATGCCCTACCGAGAACACCTTTATTGTAGGGTGTGGGTCATCCTTCTTAATATTAGCCATTGTCAGCGGATCAACAATATCATTCAGTTCCGCTTGGCTCATTGCCTGTATTGTTGCTCTTAGGCACTGATGCATTGTTAGCTCCTGTAACTGTGGTTAGGTCTGGTTTATCAATGACAGCATCTACCGCCTCTGGATTGAGTGTGGTGCCAAGGAAGGTATTGCTTATCATGATGGCCTTCTGGAAGAGTTCTTCGTAGGCGCCCTTCCATGTGTTGCGTTCTTTTAATGTGGATAGTACAATAAGTTCTATTAAGTTTTCAGCAGTGTCTCTATTGGATAGGAGTTCGGGGTAGCCAAGGAAATGTACTGGGATGCCTGTGGTACCGGATATAGTTTTTACATAGCCCTCTGTTTCGGCTTTCAAAGTAGTAAACCCATCACCCTTCCAGCCTACAAGCTCAAACCTGACAGCCTCACCACCTATTACAAGTAGCTCGCCTATCCTCCAATTACCACCATCTATTTGCGCCTGCATATCCTTAGCAGTCTGTTTATCCGGGCATGTAATTACTGGTGTTGGAGCAGCAAACAGCCTGTTTATCTTTCGCCAATCCCACAACGCCTTATCCAAATCCCTCATCTCCCTCATGACAAAGGCTATCTTCGAGGGCGTCTTATTCACTGCATCCGCAACCCCACCAAACCTTTTATAGACAAAGAAAGGGGCAGTAAGGTCAAATGATGTGTCTCCCCCACTGCCATCATATTTAGCTTGCATATAATCAAAGAAGTCATAATCAGGTGTAATAATACTGTAGTTAAACTTCCGCCACGGCACATGAACAACCCTAACGGTTGAGGTGGTTGGATCAACAAGAAAACGCAGTAGCACCTTACCCTCTATCTCGGCTTCTTTAGCATACTCCTGCGGCATCTCCTCATCAAGATTGTTAACCCGCATAAACGCCTTTACCCAGTCCAGCTCCTTAATCGCATCCCCTTTAAAATTCTTATGCTTTATAACCCTAATACCCTTACCAACTGAGAATGCCGTCCGCATATCAATGACGTTCTTCGCAATCATGCAACCCCAGTCAGCAATATTATCATACATACGGCCAACTTCGGTTACTTGCTTTGAGTAGGTGGAGAATTGTGAGGGGGTACCAACATAGGAGCGGTCAACAGTGCTGTCCGTATTCGTAGTGATGTCTGTTGATGCTTGGATAGCGATACGTTTTAAGAGCCTATTCTGCTCTACAAGGGCGTCGTGCTGTGGGTCTTTGAAGTATTTGGCGATGAGTGAAGGTATTGACATACCATAGTCTCCATATGATGCATAATGCAACGATGGGGAGAATGATATGTCAATATGCAGGTCTTGTCAAGTCTTTTCTGTAATTTTATACAATATGTAGTATTTCATCATGGCATCACACTCCTCTTGGGAGTCCCGGCATACACCCCCGCATCCATCTGTAATTTAGCCAATGCAAAGTACCCTGTCTCATCCATACTATGGTTGTCCTTGTCTATTGGTTTATCATTCTTCACCTTATACATCAACACCTCCTGACGCCAATGTAAGCATATGCGATTAATAAGCATTCTGGGAGCACCCAACACTGGCTTCAGCGCCGACTTAACAAGGTCTATCATACCGTCGATGTCCTTCTTTACTATAATTATGCGGGCAGTAGGGAACGCCTCCCTCCACTCCTGTATACTATCCGGGCGTGAGTTATCCGGAACTATCTCCTTTACCAGCTTCGCCCATGGTTGCTGTAACGCCTTAGCAATCACCTGCCCATTAGTGGTGGACTCTTCCGATGACCTCATGTAGAGCTCGGTTACTCGAATCCATGCACCCTCACCACACTGCCTCCCAATCATTTCAGCGGGTGCTTTCTGCCACACCCCTACACTAAATGGCGCAACACCACCAAAGTCTACAGACAGCACTACCGGTGCCTGCATAAGTGGCACACTACAGAGGTTCATCTTCTCATTCCACTCATTCTCATACACCGTATCCCCTAACCCGACTTTAGTACAGAGCCAGTCACGGGATAGCATGGACATGGACAAGGTTTCAAGCTTCTTAATGAACGCGCCGACAGCGTAATACCCATCCGCCTCCTTCATCTGTGGTCCCGGGCATATTGAGTCCAGCTTACACGTAGAGCAGTTGTAGTCTCGGCAGGATGCCAAGCATTCCCATATGCAATACTTAAAAACAGCATGCCCTTGCTCCTCCGCATTCTCCAGCGCCTTATCCATCTGCCCCATGATATTGTGATTGGTTGAGAACATACCGAGGGAATCCTTGTAGCCATGATCCTCCATTGGCTGTGAGAGGGCTGCCTGGTACACCTCCTCATCTATCTCATCTA